CGTTCAAGATGACCGGCTTGAATTGGAAATCGTTGGCTGGGGGCGTGATGAGGAAAGTTGGTCGCTGGATTACAAAACTTTGTATGGCGACCCATCAACGCCGCATTTGTGGAATGATCTTGATAACATCCTAAAAGCCGGATATGTGACCGAAAGCGGCAGACAGCTAGGCATTCGCGCAGCCACGATAGATAGTGGCGGTCACTACACCCAAGCGGTCTATAACTTTGTCCGGCCACGGGAAGGTCGGCGCATATTCGCGATCAAAGGTATGGGCGGGGAACAACGGCCATTGGTTAGCAGACCGACCAAAAACAACATTGGAAAGATCAAATTGTTTGCTGTTGGCACTTTCCCGATCAAGGAATTGATTTTCTCAAGATTAAAGGTACAATCGGAAGGTGCAGGGTTTTGCCACTTCCCAGCCGGACGGTCAGATGAGTATTATCAGCAACTTGCTAACAGTGAAAAAATTGTCACTAAATACCAAAAAGGCTTTCCAAGGCGGGATTTTGTCAAGACGCGCACAAGAAATGAAGCACTTGATTGCAGGGTGTACGCATATGCGGCACTTTGCATCTTGTCACTGAATATTAACGCTGTTGCCGATAGGGTGGTCAATGCGCCGGAACCAGAAACACAACCGCAGCCGCAACAGTCGAACCCACTGGCACGCCGACCAAGACAGGGCGGCTTTGTTAATTCTTGGCGGTAAATAATGGCAAACAGATTTGATATAGACGAAGCCCCTGACGGCAAAACACCCGAAACAATCATCATTGGCGATTATCTGCTTTGGAAGCGCACCGATCTGGTTAGCGACTATCCACTTGCAACGCATTCAATGGAGTATGTCGCACGCATCACTGGTGGCGGGTCAACTGAAATTAAGGTTGCAGCAACCGAAAGCAACGGCATTTATGTGTTTGAAGTGGATAGCACAACGTCAGCTGGTTACACCGCTGGCTTTTATCATTGGCAATTAGAAGTCACTGAAACCGCATCCGGCAACCGCGTGGTTATTGAGCGTGGCACATTTACAGCCATTGAAGATTTGGATGTGAATGGCGCAGACCCACGCAGCCACGCCGAAATAATGATTAGCAAAATCGAAAGCGTTTTGCAGGGCAAAGCAGATGCAGATGTTGCCAGCTATAGCATCAACGGGCGGTCACTGACAAAAATGTCATTCACTGATCTAATTGACGCGCGGAACTTTTACCGGCAAGAATATGCCAAAGAACGGCAAAAAGAACGCGCTTTGGCGGGTGAGAATACCGGCGCAACCATCTTGGTGAGGTTTTAACTATGGGCATCTTTGACTTTTTCAAAGGCAAGCCCCAGCCGCGAAAGATGGCAAGGGCGTTTCACGGGGCTGACACTGGTCGGCTATTTAGCGATTTTGTATCAAGCAGCCGGTCGGCAGATAGCGAAATTAAACCATCGCTGCGCGTTTTGCGGGATCGTTGCCGCGAAATCAGCCGCAACCACCCATATGCCAAACGCTATTTGCAGATAATGTCAACAAATGTAGTTGGCGCAAACGGCGTGCGGATACAAGTGCGAAAGCGGAATGACGACAATTCGTTGGATAGCGTAGGCAATCGGATCATCGAACAGGCTTGGCAAGCGTGGGGTCGGGCTGGTTTTTGCACTGTTGATGGCCGCGTGTCGTGGGTGCAAGCCCAGCGTCTATTTATGGAAACGCTGGCGCGTGATGGCGAAGTGTTAATTCAAAAGATTAAGAACCCAGCCGGAAACCCGTTCGGCTTTTCGCTGAAGTTTCTTGAAGCTGATTATCTTGATGAAGGTTATGACACGCGGTTGAGCAACGGCAACGAAGTGCGGATGGGTGTCGAATTAGACAAGCGCACCGGCAAGCCGTTGAATTATTATCTGTTTGAAGATCATCCACATCACGATCAAGGTTATGGATCGCGCACAAAACGGCATCACAAGATCGTGCCAGCAAGTGAGATAATCCATTGCTATTTGCAGGATCGCGCTGGGCAGACCCGTGGCGTGCCGTGGATGAGCAATGTGCTGACCCGCCTAAAGATGCTGGACGGTTACGAAGAAGCCACGCTGGTCAATGCGCGGGTTGCTGCGTCAAAGATGGGTTTCTTTGTATCACCGGAAGGCGATGGCTTTGTTGGCGATGATTATGATGGCGCAGCACCTATAACTAACGCTGAACCGGCAAGCTTCCAACAATTGCCTGCCGGAATGTCTTTCCAAGCCTTTGACCCGCAAAACCCGACAGATAGCTTTGCTGAATTTGAAAAGGGCATATTGCGCGGGATCGCGTCCGGTCTTGGGGTCAGCTATGTATCGCTTGCCAATAATCTTGAAGGCGTTAGCTATAGCAGCATCCGGCAAGGCACTATCGAAGATCGTGACCATTTTAAGATGGTGCAGCAATTTATGATAGACCAGTTCATTGACCCGATCTATCGGGCTTGGCTGGAAATGGCGATCACTGTTGGCCGTGTCAGCTTGCCTATGGGAAAATATGACCTGTTCGCTGATCAAGTTATTTATCGGCCACGCGGCTTTGCTTGGGTTGACCCAGCAAAAGAGATCAACGCCAGCGTCACCGCACTGAATAACGGCATCGTCAGCTTGCAGGATGTGCATTCGCAATATGGCCGCGATACTGAAGAAATATTTGAACAGATCAATCGCGAAAGCGAACTGGCTGATCGTTACGGCATCGACACCGCTTTCCAGCCGTTCGGCACTAAGTTACCGGCGCAACCATCAATTGACCTAGGGCGTGACGAAGATGGCGAAATATAAAGGCGTTGAAATAAACCTAAAGCCAACCGAAGGGATGGCAGCGCAAGCACGCAAGTTTTTCAAATGGCGTGAAGAAGGCAAAAAAGGCGGTACTGCGGTTGCAGTTGCGCGTGCGCGTCAGTTAGTCAATCGGCAAGAATTGTCTGCCGATACGGTGCGCCGGATGCACAGCTTTTTCAGCCGTCACGAAGTTGACAAGCAAGCTGAAGGTTTTAGTTCCGGTGAAGAAGGATATCCAAGTCGAGGCGCGGTCGCTTGGTCGGCTTGGGGCGGTGATGCAGGACAAACTTGGGCAAGGGCAAAAGATATGGCTTTGGATAGAATTGACGAAGGTGAACGCGCTGCACCAGATGCGCTTTCGATTGGCGACTTTGTATCGTGGGGATCATCCGGCGGCACTGCGCGGGGCGAGATTGAACGCATCGAGCGCGATGGATCAATCAACGTGCCAGACAGCGATTTCACAATTACTGGCACACCAGACGACCCAGCCGCGTTGATCCGCATATATCAAAGCACTGATGAAGGCTATGAAGGCACAGATCGCCTTGTGGGTCACAAGTTTAGCACATTGACCAAGATCAATGATCTGCGGTATCTTAGCACAAGCGAGGTAAAGACAATGGATAGACATATTCAAGATATTGTCGAGACTGACGAAACCGTGACCATTACGTTTGGCAAGTCAGATACGACACCGCCGGTTGTTGAAACCGCTGGATATAAAGATGATGACCGGCTTGATCGCGGCGAACTGGTATTTCGGTCGCGTGCTGCGGATATGGTTGAAGAAGATGATCGCCGCGTCAGAATGTCGATTTCAAGCGAAGAACCCGTTGAGCGTTCTTTCGGTTATGAAGTTTTGCGTCACAATGATGGCGCAGTAGATTTGTCACGGTTGGGCAGCGGTCACGCACCGTTGTTGTTAGATCACGACCTGACAAAGCAGATTGGCGTTATTGAAAGAACTTATTTGGATCAATCAGATCGCAAGTTGCGTTCTGTGGTTCGCTTTGGAAAAAGTGCGCTGGCTCAAGAAGTTTATCAAGATGTCAAGGACGGTATCCGAAGCAATGTCAGCATCGGCTATCAAATCCGCGAAATGGAAGACAAGAGGGCTGACGGGACGGTCGGCATTTCATCTTGGGTGCCATACGAAGCCAGCATTGTTTCAGTTCCGGCAGATGCCGGAGTTGGCGTTAATCGCAATGCTAATTTTGTCGAACCTACTATCAAGTCAAAGGAAAAAGTTATGACTGAAGTAAATCACGATGAAATCCGTGAGGCAGCCGCCGAAGCAGCCAAGCGCGATTTCCAAAAGAATGCCAGCGAGATCATCAATCTTGCTGTTAAACACAACCGCCGTGACCTAGCCGATCAAGCTATTGGTGCTGGTCAATCTGTTGCACAATTCCGCGCAACATTGCTTGATGCCATTGGCGAAGGCAAGCCACTTGAGCAGTCAGCCGGTGCGGTTGATATGTCAGCTAAAGAAGAGCGTTCATATTCATTTATGAAAGCTGTTCGTGGCCTAGTAAACGGTTCTGGCTTGCAGGGTCTTGAGCGTGAAGTTTCTGAAGAAATTGCAAAGCGTCAAGGTCGTGAAGCACGCGGTTTCTATGCACCAGATTCGTTCTGGGGTGGTCGCCGTGACCTAACCGCTGGCACAGCTACAGCCGGTGGCCACTTGGTCGGCACAGATCATCTTGGCGATCAGTTTGTTGATGCCCTGCGTTCACGCTTAGTATTCAATGAACTTGGCGCACGTTTCTTGACTGGCCTAAAAGGTGACGTTGCTATTCCAAAGCTTGCAACTGGCGTTTCAGCCGGTTTCGTTGCTGAGAATGGCGCAACATCTGAAGTCAACGCTGTTTTCTCACAACTTACAATGACCCCTCGCAGCCTTGGCGCATTTACAGATATTTCCAGATTGCTAACTATTCAAAGCGATCCAAGTGCAGAACAAATTGTGCGCGATGATCTTTTGAATGCAATTGCACAGAAAATCGAAGATGTTGCAATCGAAGGCGGCGGGTCTAACGAGCCAACCGGCATCACCGGCACAGCCGGTATCGGTTCAGTCGCAATCGGAACCAACGGTGGCGATCTGACTTGGCAGGCAATCACCGATTTGGTGAAAGAAGTTGAAGTTGACAACGCTGCAATCAACGCAAACACACTTGCGTTTTTGACCAATCCGAAAGTTAAGTCGCATATGGCTTCAACTTCAAAGGTTGCGTCAACTGACAGTGTTATGCTTCTTGATGCGCCTTGGAACAGCCTTTATGGTTACGATCTTGCCGTGACCAACAATGTACCGTCAGACCTCACAAAAGGCACACTGACAACTGCTAGTGCATTGATCTATGGTGACTTCAGCCAGCTAATGATGGGCTTCTTCAGCACACCAGATATTCTAATCGACCCTTTCACTGGTGGATCGACTGGAAGTATTCGCATCCGCGTGATGCAGGAAATGGATTTGGCCGTCAGACACGCCCAGTCATTTGCTGCGTGTCTCGATATCGATGCCTAAATAAACTGACGGGGCGGCGCAAGTCGCCCTGTCTTTCCCATAGGGGTCTAATATGAAAATCAAATGCAAGCGCAATATTCTAATCGGCGGCAAAGCGCACGTTGTTGGCGATATTGTCGAAGTGACTGATAATGTGGGGCTTGATCTGGTCAATACTGGCAAGGTCGAGGTTTACGAAGAGAAACAAGGCATCACTGATAGGGCAATCGGCCTAACAAAGAAGTCAGCGTCAAGCCTAGTAAAGCGGAACACAAAGAAAAATGCCAAATAAATTGATTAAAATCACAACCATCAAAGACTGCCAAGCGGGTTCAGTCGGGATTATGCTTGCCGGTGAAGATCACGCTGTGCGCGAAGATGAGGCGAACAAGCTGATTGATCGCGGTTATGCGAAATTGTGGAAAGCTAAAAAGGCAAAAGCCGCTGAAGTGGATGCCGACTAATGGCAGTCGAAACCGCAGATGACCGCGCCATCTTCATTGGCGTTGACGATTTTGGGGTTGCAGCGACCTATTCGGGCGGCACTATCAACGGCATATTTGACAACGATTTCGTTGAAGTTGACGCTGGTGGGGGCGTTGGCTTTGCATTACAACAGCCACGCTTTGTTTGCCGCACCGCAGACGTTTCAACCGCCGCTGAAGGCGACACTATCACGATCAATGCGGTGGCCTATACGATGCGGATTGTTCAAGATGACGGCACTGGTATGACCACGCTGGTTTTGGAGAAACAATAATGGCGCACGTTCGGCAGCAAATACGCGATCAGATCGTGACCGCACTAACGGGATTGACCACTACCGGCAGCAACGTATTTCGCAGCCGTATTTTTCCGCTGGAACAAACAAAGCTTCCGGCATTGTGTATTTTTACCAAGAGCGAAGCCACCGAATTTGATACAATCACGCTGGCGCGTTCTGTGAATAGGGTTTTGGACGTTGCCGTTGAGGCATATGTTATTGGCACAGCGAATTATGATAATGCGCTGGATGGAATTGCGGTTGAGGTTGAAGAAGCCATTGCCGCTGATGTGACGCTGAACAATCTGGCAAAAGATGCACAGGTTGTCGCGTTTGAGGCTGACTATAGTGGCGATGGCGAACAGCCGGTTGCCGTTGGTCGGTTCACAATATCGGTGCAATATCGCACCAAAGAAAATGACGTTGAAACTGCCGTTTAGGAGATTAACCAATGGCGACTTTTAAAGGAAACGATGGGTCAGTCCTAATCGGCACTGACGTAATGGCTGAAGTGATCAGCTTTTCATTAGATGAAACCGCTGACACAATTGAAGATACAGTGATGGGCGACACAGCCAAAACATATCAAGCATCATTCAAGGATTTCACCGGTACTGTTGAAACCTATTTTGACGATACTGACACAGCGCAAACAAACTGCCGCGCTGGTGATAGCATCACTTTGAACTTGCAAATGGAAGGCAACACATCTGGCGATCACAAGCTGACAGGTTCAGCGATTGTCACTAGCTTTTCACTTGGTGTAACATCTGATGGCATCAACACCGCCACCTATAGCTTTCAAGGCACTGGTGGACTAACTGAAACAACCGTTTAAGGGGTAAATAATGGGCTTGGGAGAACAGATCGCCGCAAGGCGTAACCGCGACCGAAAGGTCATTAAAGTTGATGAGTGGGGCGAAGATGGTCAGCCATTGGTTATTTATTCTGGAGCCATTACCGCCGGAGACATTGACAAGCTGCAAAGAAAGCACAAAGACTTTCTGAACAATATGACGATCAGCGGAATGGTTGATCTGATTATTACCAAAGCTGAAGATGCCGATGGCAAGCGGATGTTTACGTTAGAAGATAAGATGCATCTGATGGGTGATAGCGTGGCCTTGATTGCTGATATTGCTGGGCAGATGTTTGGCGATGTTGAAAGCGTTGGGGATGCGGAAAAAAACTAAAGGGCGACCCGTTAAGGCTGAATATGCTGGCCTTGGCGGATCGCCTTCACAAAACACAAGCCGAAATTGAAGAATTGACGCTGACAGAACTGAATGAATGGTTCGCATATTTCAAGGTGATCGAAGATGGCAAATCAAAATCTTAATTTTACCATCACCGCGAAAGACCTTACACGCGGCACGTTCCGCAAGTTAAACCAATCACTAGGGCTTGTTCGCAAAGCATTATTTAACTTCAAGGTCGGTCTGACTGCCGTTGCTGGTGCCGCTGGTCTTGGCTTGCTGGTCAAATCATCTATGCAAAGCATTGACACGCTGGGCAAGACAGCTACAAAGTTGGGGGTAACAACTCAAGCACTGCAAAAGCTGCGATTTGCGGCAAATCTGGCTGGCGTTGAAACGCGCACAGTGGATATGGCGGTGCAGCGGTTTACGCGGCGACTGTCAGAGGCGGCTAACAATACAGGCGAAGCTAAAGATGCGCTAAAAGAACTTGGCTTGAACGCCAAAGAACTGACTAAACTATCACTTGATGAGCAAATGCTAAAGCTGGCAGACGCATTTGATGATGTGCAAGCCAGCGGTGATAAAGTGCGGCTTGCATTCAAGTTGTTCGATAGTGAGGGCGTGGCTTTTATAAACACGCTGGAAGGCGGCAGCGCAGCCCTGCAAAATATGTTCAGCGATGCTGAAAGTCTTGGGTTTATCCTATCTGGCTCAGCCGTTCGCGGTGTTGAAAAAGCAAACGATCAATTCACAAGGCTTGGCACTTTATTCAAAGGCGTTGCCGATACTGTCACGGCTGCGCTGTCACCGGCACTTGGTGAACTTGCCAAAATCCTAACTGAAGAAATTAGCGGAAAATTAAAAGGTGCTGGTGACGATACGGCTGTTTTTGGTCGGCAGTTAGCCGAAGCAATTATAATTGGCGCGAAAAATGCGTCACAAGCAATCATCGAGTTTGTTAATACAATAATCACGCAAATAAACGCCGCAAGGAGAACTGTTCACGATTTTAAAAAATCGTTTGGCTTTTCTATTAGCAAGACAGAATTTGCTAAATCAATGGATGCGTTTAATAAAAAGTTTGAATTCTGGTCAAGCAAGAAACTTTCGGCTGATTTTGCCGCCGGTATGCTTGCAATCAAAGCAGCGTTGCGACCATTGGCTGATGAAGCAAATCACAACGCTGAAACATTTTCGCGTTTAGCAAAAGAATTAGAAAAAATTGGCGAGAAAAATGAAAGCGTAAACATTCCGATCAAAAACTTGGTCGGTTTATTGCAAAGAATGTCAGAACAGTCTAAGCGTGTAACAGAGGATTTTACCGAAATAGGTAAAGTGACACTTAACACAAGTTCCGTTTTTGATCGACTGTTGAGTTCATTAAAACAAACAAACGATCAAATGAAAAAGGGTTCTGAAGATGCGCCTGTTTACCGAAAGCAGTTGATGGATTTAGCTGACGCGGCAAAAAATGTGCAAAAGAATATGGAAAGCGCGGCGGTGCGCGGGATTAGGTCGCTTGAAGATGCGCTAGTTGGTATTACCACCGGAACAGCTAGTGCAAAGGATGCGTTTCGGGCAATGGCAAGTTCAATCGTTGCTGACCTGACAAGGATTGCGATTCAAAAGCACATAACTGGTCAAATTGCTGCTGGAATGGGCGGGGCTGAAGGTGGAAATGTGTTTGCATCTATTGGCAGGGCATTTGGCGGGTTCTTTGCTAACGGTGGCAGACCGCCGCGCAATAAAGTTTCGGTCGTGGGCGAAAGAGGCGCAGAACTATTTGTGCCGGATGGGGTTTCTGGAACCATTGTGCCAAACGGCGGCGGTGGTTCGGTTACTGTCAACCAGACAATCAATCTTTCAACTGGCGTTTCGCAGACTGTACGCGCTGAAGTGATGAATATGTTGCCACAAATAAATCAAGCGGCAAAGGCAGCCGTTATAGATGCAAAGCGGCGCGGCGGTTCGTTCGCCAGTGTATTTGGGGGTTAATAATGGCTATCACCTATCCACTGACATTCCCCACGCACACCGGCATCGTTGCTGTTAATATTATCGCCAGAAACGTGATCGGCGTTACTGCATCACCATTTACATTTGCCCAGCAAGTGCAAAAGTTTCAAGGCGCACGCTGGGAAGCTGATGTTTCGTTGCCGCCAATGAAACGTGATGATGCTGAAATTTGGATTGCGTTTTTTATGAAACTATATGGCGTTTATGGCAGTTTTTTGCTTGGCGATCCAAACGCAGCAACGCCGCAAGGATCAGCCGCTACTGCGGCTGGCACACCGGTTGTTAATGGGGCAAGCCAGACTGGTAACGAATTGACGATAGACGGGCTTCCGGCATCCGCTACGGGCTATTTGAAGGCGGGTGATTATATCCAGCTTGGCAGCGGTTCAACCGCAAATTTGCACAAGGTTTTAGACGATGTTGACACCAATTCATCTGGCGAAGCAACTTTGACCATTTGGCCGGACTTGCGTTCATCACCGGCAGATGACGCGGCTGTTGTGGTTTCAAATGCAAAGGGCGTTTTTAGATTAACAACGTCAGCAACAGATTGGCAGATCAACAACGCGGGTTTTTATTCAATGGCATTTGGCGCGTCTGAGGTACTATGACCAGATCACTAGGTACAGATTTTGAAAACTCTTTAAACGCAGCGGCATTTCAGCCGTTTTTTGCTGTTCATATGGCGTTTGATGGCGGCAACTTGCGGCTATGGACTGGCTTTGGAACAATAAGTTTTGGCGGTTCCAGCTACAGTGGCGGCGGCGAAATGCTTTCAATTAGCGGGTTTGATGAAACCAGCGAAATCAGAGCGACAGGGATTTCTGTAGTTTTGTCTGGGTTGCCATCGTCAATTATATCTTCAGCTTTAAATGAAAGCTATCAAGGCAGAGACATCACAGTTTATTTTGGAACGCTTGATGATAGCGGCGCAGTAAACGATAGCCCATATGTTCTTTTCAAAGGGCAGATGGATCAAATGAGCATTCAACAATCTGGTGAAACAGCAAGCGTTGTGGTCACTGGCGAAAGCAGATTGATTGATTTGGAGATTGCCAGAACGCGCAGATATACCAGCGAAGATCAAAAAATTGATTATCCCAATGACAGGGGGTTGGAGTTTATTGCTGACTTGCAAGACAAAACAGTGATTTGGGGCGGTAAATAAATGAGTTGGCTTTCCGAATTTATTGAAGGCGTTGAAAAGGCAGTAAGAGACCCCGCCACCTTAATCACCGCAACCATTTATGCTTTAAGCGGCAACTATGTAATGGCTGCGACCACGATTGCTTCGGCTGGAGCGCAAAACGCGCTTGCGGCAAGGCAAGACCCGCCCGATTATAGCAGCTACACCAGCGAAGGTCAGAATCGCACGCAAATGGTGAAGCAACCTATTGTGCCACGGCGTTTTGTTTACGGGGAAACAAGGATTTCTGGTGTTTTAGGCCATATCGAAAGCACTGACAACGACAAAAGATTGCATCTGCTTATTTTGGTGGCATCACACGAAATCGACAGCTTTCAAACTGTTTATTTAAATGATGAAGCTTTGACATTGGATGTTGATGGCGAAGTAACAAGCCCATCAAAATATGCTGGCAAAGTGCGGATCAAGATGCACGAAGGATCATCCACGCAAGCAGCAGATTCTGATTTGGTTTCTGAAAGCGCGGTTTGGACAAACGATCACCGGTTGCAAGGCATTGCATATATATATGTCAGATTGATATTTGATAACAAAATATTTCCAGCCGGAATCCCGA